ATTCAATCTCCGTTAATTTCGGATTTTTTAATATATTGATTTCGCTACCATTGATTAACTCAACTGTTTGGTTGTTTGAACCAATGGTAACTTTGAGTTGAGAGGGGGCATAAGGCAGTTCCAAATCACCAACAAAAAAATGATAACCTTTGTAAGCCATTTAAATGCCCCCTTGATTTTAGTAATGAACTCCGTAAGCTACATTGGTCATTTCGCTTCTCAGTACATCGGACAGATATTCCACGATACCGTCAAGATCACGTTCACTCTGAACAGTGTTGTTATTGGTCATATCAACACGAATTTCGGCAGTTGTGAACTCGTTTCTCCATTCCATATCAGCAATTCTACGAAGATATTCCAAATCATCGTTGCTTAAATCCATAGAATCAGCCATGGAAGAAGTGGAATCATTGATACCATCAACACCAGCTAATAACTCGTCCATGTTTGGTGTACCATACGCATTGGAAACATCGTAAGCTGGATCACTCGCATTTGGGAAACCCCCAGCCATATCACCAAAGTCCAGGCCAAGTTTTTCACCAAGACCGTCTAATATAGAAGGAGAACCACCGATGCCGTCCATATTTAATGCACCGTTTAATTTATCTCGTAATCCATCGCCCTTGCCGTTAATAACATCAGTAAAGGAGTTAATCTTATTTTGAATCTCCCCACCTTTTTCATAACCAGCGTCATAAGCGTCACCGACATTGAATCTGTCTGGAAGGTCTAACCCGGCAGCACCAGCTATACTTTGAACGGTTGGTGCTTCACGACTAAGAGTAATCGCATTTTCGTTTTTACCCCATTCTAAAACGGAGTCTTGTAACGCAGATAATCCACTTGTCCAGTCTGTACCAAAAATAGCATCGATAATTTTAGTTACGACCTTACCAAGAGATAAGAACCAACTGATAATGTTACCAATTAAACTGGCAACAGCATCACCGAAACTATTAAATCCACCGTTACAGCAGTTTAAAATAAATTCGATTATTCCAATAAACGGCTCAACAAAATATGTCCAAATAAATTGGAGTATACTATTGATTACACCAGTGATTAAGTTATAAATAAACGCACCAGCAGCGTAAACAAATCCAGTAATTTGTTCGGTATATTTTAGGAATATCGCAACAAATATTGCAATTATAGCGATAATGGCTAATACAATAAGCATAGGTATACTCATCATAACAACACCAGTAGCGAGATAAACTCCAAGAATAATTAACAAAATGGCGATAATAGCAATAGCTACTGCCATGGCAACTTGGATTATAAAATCACAAACACTGGAACTTTGGGTTGCAATCCAAAGAATTACGGCAGCTACAATCGCAATAATTATAAGTGTAGTTGAATGCGTGGCTATACCAATCGCAAATATGGCAATGATAATAATCGCACATATAATTACGGCAAGTTGACCAGTTGTAATGATTCCTTGTTGCCATAAAATAAGAGCGTATACAATTAAGAAAATCGCAGCCACTATTAAGATAAGGTTAATGTGAGCAACAAACGCTGCCCAAATTGCCCTTATACCAACGTAAGTTAAATAAATTGCGATAGTTATAAGCCCAGCGATTAAAATATCAGAAATCCAATACCAGTTATCAGCGATCCAACCAATAGCATTAGAAATTAGTACAAACGCAATTTGCATAGCCTTGGATACGCCAATAAACAGACCTTCGATTTTCTGTATTAACCCGTTGTCAACCGCATTGTTTAATGTCTCTTTTAACATATTTGACACTGGAATAAATGCGTATTTGGCAGCGTTTTTAATTTGCTCCCACGTTTGAGCAAAAGTTTGGGCGGTTTGAGCAAACGCATTATCCATTTCGCTACCAGCGTTCATTACGGCAGCAACAACCATATCGGAAGTTACCTTACCTTGTGACGCTAAATCTTTAAGGGATTCTTCGGTATCATAAACTCCTTGTACAAATTCCTCAATCGCTTGATATGCTAATGGCGCACCTTCACGGACAGATCGTAATTCGTCACCAGCCAATGTGCCAGCACCTAATGCTTGGATTAACTGATACATAGAGGAACTCATTTCGGCAGCACTTGCACCACCAACAGCATACGCTTCTGCCATAATTTCTTGGAATCGAATCGCATTGTCAGTGTTGTTTTTAAACGCATCACCAGCTAAAGCCATTGATTTAGAAACGTTACTCATCATATCGGTATAAGACATACGAACTTTCTGAGAACTCGCATACATCTTATCCATAGCTTCTTGTGTGGCTTGGAAGGTTGCATTGGAATAACTTCCATCGGAATTAACACCGCTATCGCCAAGTTGTTGTGCCGAAACGTAATTCAACTTGTTTTGCGCCGATGTAATTGTATCCGATGTATCAAGTAGTGCTTTCGCACCCATTATCCCAAAATACGTTCCTGCGATTGCTTTTAATCTACTAAAAACAGAAGATAGTAAATTATTTGATGCTCGTATACTATTTCTGGTTTTATTTTGAGCAGCGTACCATTGATTAGTACTATTAACAATCCGTTGAACAAGTGATTTTGCGCCTGTATATAACTTATTCATCAACTGCGCTGGGTTCGTAAGTTTCTTCATACCAGCGTGAAGTTGAGCGAATCTTTGTTTAAGAGTTAACGCTTGCCGATTAGCCTTTTTTAAAGATTGATCCAGCCCATTATTTTGGGTTCTATTCGCAGTACGATTTATCGCATCGATCTGTTTACCTATGCGTTTAAGTTTGGCTTCCGCTCTACTTACATTAAAGTCTAAAGTAGCGGTTAAAGTTTTATTCGGCAATTATGTCACCTACCTTTTACGAGGTTTCTTGGCTTTCATTTTCTTCTCTTGTTCTTTTTCAGCGTCCGACTTAATCTGAATACAAGCAGTTATAAAAGCCTTTTCCTCCCTCGTCATGCTTAATAGCATGGTAGGTTTCCAGTGGAATTTGTGAAGGCAATAATAAGCTATGTTAGCTTCAAAATCGCCTTCTTCAATTAGTTTTTTGCTTCATCCACCAGTTCTTCCATGCTCATATCGTAACCGTTAACTTCCATGACCTTGGCTTTTAATTCAGTGTATTCGCCCGGTAAAAGCATCTTTTTCAGCAGAGACACAGCGTCCTTAACACCGTAAGAGTCTTGGAGTTCGGCATCATTCAAATTAGGATAAACGACACAGGCAGCGCACATCTTAGCGATATACTTATCAGTGTCGGTTTCTTGGTTATACTGACCACGCTTACCATGGATAGGAACTTTTTTAGTGCATTCCTTACGCAGTGTTTCATCTAAATCAGAATCAATCGCTCTAATCTGCCACTTCACGGGCTTACCCTTAACGGCAAAACGCTTAGAAGCAACGTATTCCACGGTTTCAGTATTATTAGTATTACCAGCCATAAAAATAGCAAATTCAGACATTATAAAATCCTCCCAATCTTTATAACATAAAAATTACACTCTAACATTTAGAATGTTACATTAAATTTATAGAGTTAAATTAAATAAGCGGACGAAGTAATACACCTCGTCCGCTCTTAAACTATCACGGTACACCGTTATATTACAGCATACCGTCCATCATAATGTACTTTTCGGGCATCTCAAAACGATCAGCGGTGAAGTCCAGACTTTCGGTGAGAACATCGTCACTGTCAGCGTCAAAGGCAGCCAGAGTTACGGAGTCGAAATTGCAATCATACAGAACAATGGTCTGTCTACCAATGGAGGTAGTCGGGTCTTCGTTCGTAATCTGCATATCGAAATATAAATCCTCGCCAGTTTCTTGGAACTTATAAGCGATCTCGTTCCAGATAGAGGTGTTCTTATGGAACTCACCACTACCAGTAATGGAAGAACCAGTGGACTTATGACCACGGTTCATGCGACCAAGAATGGGAACTTCGGTCTTTTCCTTCTCAAAATTCACTTCCACGTTAATAGCGGACATGAAGTTGTATCTGTTACCATCAATAGTGACGTAACACTCAGCCATCTTGGAGGACGGAGCATTACGTGCGGACATAGTTTGAGCCATTTATATTCCTCCTTTCCTTACTGAACCACAACGGTCATGTAAAGCTGAGTCATAGAGTTCATAACAGTAATCACGTCATTCACAACCACAGACTTCTTAGTAGCACCCTGTTCAACAGTGAGCAAGGCAGCGTCAAAGGTATCGATAGCTTGAATGGCTTGCAGTTGTCTATGATGAGCAACAATGTCAGCCCACAGACTCACACGACCAGAAGCGTTGTTAGGAATCTTACCAAGGTACTTGGTGTTGAACAGCTTCGCAATATCATTGGCGATCTGGTCAATCACACGAATGGTCTGGTTAGACTTGAAATCTTCGCCCTTATCCAGAGAAGTTATAACCAGAGAGTTAATGTCTTCCAGCATACGAACGTCACCGTAAACAAGATGGAACACGATCTGACCATTCTTAATGCAGTCTTCCAACTCAGACTGGGACTTGTTCACAACGATCTTGTACTCGCCGTCATACAGCATATTGGTACAGTCTTCGTTGATCTTGCAACCAGCTTCCGTACCAGCCACCCACGCAACCAGAGCGTAAGCAGGCGCACCCTCGTTAGACACGGTAGAAACCACGTTAATAATACCTTCGTGGTCGGGTTCAGTCTGGTTGTAAACCACTAACTGGCACTTCTTGCCCATATCGTCACGCCAACTCTTAATGGCGGTAATATAGGCAGCAATATCTTCGGCATCGTCAGTATAAGCACAGAGAACATTGAACTCATACGCTTCAAGTGCAGTAATGACATTCGCTACAGTGTGAGACTCACCAAGGTCGTACACATAAACCTTATTAGCGTGGCAGAAGATTTCTCGCAGAGGAGCAAGTTCGTCAGCGTCAAAAGCCACACCAAGCAGTTCAGTACTCTTGGACATGAAATTCATCTTGGTAACTTCAATAACAGTACCAGCAGCTTTATTCAGAGGTAATGCGATTGCGACCGTACCACGTTCACCAACACCAGTATAAGTGGAAGCGGTGCTTACAAAATTGATGTAAGAGCCGGGTAAGGTCTTGTTTTGGGTAACAAAAACGCCACCACCTAACATACAATCAGTCCTTTCTAATAAATTTATTGAGCATGGGAAACATTACTTTCAAACGTTTCAATCATATCTTCGGTTTCAGTCACAGTCATTGTAGTAAACTTATAAGTTACAAAGATTTGTAAAACATCGTCTACAATCTGCCAACTTATATCTTCACCACGGAGTAATGTGGATTTAAACGGAAGATATTCAAGACATTCAACTACTCGTTCCCCGATAGCATAACAATCTTGTTTTAAATCGTGTTTACTGTCACTAAAATAATGAATCACAACAGGCATTGTTCTATCGTATAAAACAGGACTCTTAGATCGTTGAAGTGGAATGAGCAAATCCACTGTAAAACAAGGCGTTACTAATCCTTGCTCTACGTCTTCCACATAATATCTATAAGTGTTCCCGAAAGTCGTGCCTAATTGTTTCGTGACAGCATTTAATATAGAGTTAACCATTTATTTAGACACTCCCCCACCAGCGTTGTAATTCTTGCATTATAATTGCTTCGATTTCGGAAGTGTTGTTGAGTTGTAAAATACCTTTTTCTACGAAAAACCGACCTTTAACCCACGGTTGTCTAAGCACCATACCACTATTAGCATTGGGATCGTATCTGAAATGTGTACCTTCCCAATATCCGGGTATGAATCTACCGGGCTTTTGTCTATGACCATCATTTACGTACACAGCATATTCGGTTTCGTTAGTTAACAGGACTTCATAACCAGTAGAAGTTGGGATTACAAGAAATTTATTTCTGTCCCAAGCAGTTATCAAATCGTATTGGTCTACAGGGGTAAGACCCTTAATTCGTTTTAAAAGAGCCTTTGCAAGTTGTTTTGCAATTCGTTTATAAGTCTCTTGTAATGACGAAGAACCAACCAACTTATTTGAAAACCTCAACCACTCTGTAAAATCCCATACTGGTTTCATGCTTTATCCTCGTACAGTTCTAAAAGAACTTCTTGATGTTGACTATGAACCGCTGGCTTACTCGATCTTTTATATTTTGTAGTTACATTGTGTTGAGTAACTTCAATTATAGAACCTTCTTTAATCGGCAAGTCTGGTCTAATAAACAGTGTAATAGTTTGATTTAAGTACGGGGCAGCGTTGTTAATGTCCACCGTACTTGCTCTACTATACGAACCTTGACCATATGACACACGACAAGGTTCATCGGTAACGATTGGAACTAAAGTATGTTTGGTTTGATAGGTTTCTGGATCAGTTACTTCTTTGTACTCGGAAATAGTACATCTACCAACCCATAAAATAGATAAAGGATTATTTACCATCGTAACCTCCGATGTGGGGTAATCCATTTATCAAACCCACGCTCTAAGGATTTTACAAAGGCATCAAAACGATTTTCGGGGGTGTCTTCGCCTTGACCAACGGCGTATTGAATCTGTGTATCGCCCTCTTTAATGCTTTTGATAACCGCATCGTAATTAAACCCTTCCAACGATCCAGAGTTCTTTTTATAATAGAGGAAATAACCACAAACTCTGTCAATAATGCGCCGATGTAAAACGTCTGGAATAACGGTGATATTGCAGTAATTCATAACATAATCAAGCGTTTTTTCTAACTCAAAATCAATGGAATCGAAATCTTTCTCTTCCGCAGTGTATCCAAGATGTTCAAGACGCTCAATTACATCTTCTCTTGCAACCATTCACTCACCCCCTAATTAGTTCAAGTAACTTTTCCTTATTACGTGTGTTTTTAATAACCCCACCAAAGCCATTGGCTTTTGCCCAATCTCGCAGTTCATTAGGAGTCATAGCATCAAAATCTGGTTCATCCAACGTTTCGGTAACGTCAACAGAACGTTCTTCGATTACTTCCTCACACTTTTCCGAGGGAGTTTCCATCGGAATTTCACATTTTTCAATGGGGTTTTGTACCGAATTATCATACTTTTCAATACGATAATGATGTTTTCTGAACCATTCCATTAGTGCTGGGTTATTAGTCTCACCAACACCATTCACAAATCGAACAGAAGCCCACACGCCGTTAGCGTCTTTAACGGGCGCATAAATCTTCCACATAATATCCTCCCCTTCGACTTAATTATTCCTCAACAACAGCCGGGAAATGTTCGTCAATAGCATCCTGCATCATAGTACCATGACGAACCACAACGCTCTCAACATAGTGTGGAGCATTGGCAACTTCTTCGTTCTTGGCATCCTGCATAGGAGTACCCTTAAACTCGCCAGTGTAATGACCGTTGGTGGCTAAACGCTCACCAGCAACAGGAGTACCCTCTGCCCAATCAACATTGGCGTACTTAACTTCGTTAGGCATATAATCAATCCTTTCTGAGAAATCAAAATAAGGGATGGAATAACCACCCCTTATTTCAAATTGTCAAGTAAAATCGAAATTTACTGAACCTTGATGTTACGGAAAGCACCAGCAGCCTTGGTGGATTTGAGGGCGCAACCAGCAACCATTTCGACCTCACCCTTCTTCACAGCACCAGCAGTGGAGAAGTCGGGCAGCCAAATCTTCACAGGGGCTTGACCAGCCATGGAAATAGCGTGGAAGCCGTCCATGCCGAACTTCACGGCGTAGATGGAGGTATTACCGCTACCATCAATACCAACGATAGGCAGATTAGAACCAGCCTTCGCACCAATGTCCACGAAAGGAATAGAGCCGTAATGCTCGACCTTCTGACCAAAGTTGTTCATCTCAACTTGGTACATACCCATGCGCCGAGTAATAGCACGGAACTTGGCAGCCATCTTGGAGTTAACCAGCAGAGCGTCAGTACCTTCCATGGTGCTTAACCACTCGTCAAGCTGGTCAACGAAAGCAACAGCGTTAGCAGTCACGGCAGCAGAAGTGGACAGGTCAATAGCAGTGGAAGGAGTATACTCGGTATCAGTACCAGTAACAGCAACATCCAGACCATCGAACACATTGGCATCGGTGCTGGAATTACCATTGATAATGGTGTCAGAGAACAGAGCGGACGCAGCCTTAACCTTCTGGCTGGACTGAAGAGCAACTTCGTCAGCAATACCGCCCATATCAGCGATCAGACGGTCAATCTCGTAAGCACCACCGAACACTTTAAGTTCAGTGACGTAACGTTGCTTCTGGACTTCGGAAGGAGTGTACTCGCTGTTAACAGCACGGAACGCAGCGGTAGGCTGAGTAACCAGACGAGTGTAACCATAAGTCAGAGTAGCACCGCCACCCACGGGGGACACACAATCATGGAAAGGAATGTTGTTCAGAATAAAAGAACTCTTAGCAAATTCATCGATGATACCAGCTTGCAGATCATCAGTAACATTTAAACGGGCCTGGGCTAAAGTAACAGCCATAATTTAATCACCTTTCTTATTTAAATTATTTTGTAAGTGCCTTTGCCACAGCTTCGGCAAAAGACTTCGACAGAGGTGGAGTACCACCATTACCACCAGAAGGTGGCGTGTTTATATGAGTACCAGCCGGGGGAGTACCTTGCGCTTCACCGAACAGGAAACTCGTATCTTCACCACTTTTAAGAGCGTCCAACTGTTCGGTTAAACCAGACAGTTCACCGTTCTCAAAAGTAATTTTATCCATGTCCAGTTGTGCGATAACCGCCTTAACGTTTCTTGCTTTAGCATCACGTACAGCAGTATCAATGGCATGGGACTTTTGAATTTGAGAAACTTTGGTACTAAGTTCGTTTGTCAGATTAGTTTTTTCGGTTTCTAACTGAGAAATCTTTTGGTTAAGAGCATCAACATCACCAGTCTTAGTTTTTAAAGTGGCAATCTCATTATCCTTACTCTTAATGTCATTCTCCAAGGTAGTGACCTTAGTTTTGTAAGTATCTAACTCACCCTTCGCTCTGCCAATATCCGCAGAGTTTTCGTCTAAAATCTTGTCGATAATTTCCTTATCTTCAATACCAAGGTTCTTCAAAAAATCACGCTTCATAAATCTTACTCCTTCGCTTTTTATCGTGGTTGCACCACAGAGTTATAGTTTTTCGTCATATTGGACAATTAAAAATAACCGTATCTTACTCGTTTGGAATTTCCATCAAACGTGATACGTTGGAATTGGTCAACAGCATTTGGTATATATTTGTTACGGATCGCATAACCACCGTAACGTTGAAAAGGCATGACTACTACGTGTTGGTAGCCAACCGTTTTCACTTTGTTATGGCTTAAATCCATTCGGATTTTACCCAATGGTTGGTGTGTTCCAAGGTGTGTATGTCCACTAATAAAACAATCGCAGCCATCCACCGAATAAGTCCATTGCTCGTCCTTATTCTTAGATTTGCCGTGCGTTAGGACAACACCGTATGTGTTTGGATTTTTACCTTGTTTCCCAACAGTTAATTTAATGAAACAAGCGTTTTCTCTGTATCTGTCCTCGATACGCATTCGGCAGAAAACATCATACAGAGGATTCATACCAACCTCTTTTACCGCACGATATTCGTGATTACCAGAACATCCAGCAATAATCTTATGTGCGATAGGACTTAATAGTTCATAACATAATTCTTTTTGCTCCATTGGCGAAAGTGTTTCTTCATAAACATTAGACTTTGAAGTTCGCAACCCCATGTTCATCATGTCACCAATGATAACAACTGCTCCATTCGGATCATCCGCAACCATTTTCGTCCACTCACGAAAAAGGTCTAAATCACATTCTTTTGATCCAATGTGAACATCTCCCAATGGATAAATGTTTAAATGATCGAAACTATCAAATTTTGAATCAATTAAAACGAAATCGTCAAGCACATTATTTACCTCCCATATAATGTGTGAAAAAAGGGTGGGAGTAGGAGGGGAGGATTCCCACTCCCACCCCCTATATCGGAAAGGGAATCTCCCTTAATCCGTAATTGGAACTTCCCAACACCTACAATGTGGGTGAACTGGACTTGCCGTAACACCAACCTCATACGAGGATATTGGGAATACAAGACCGTGCATCGAACCGCAAGTTTCACAAGTTCGTTCATCGGCTTTTGTGTAGAACTGATACTTAGTGATACCAAGTTCTTGGAATATTTGTTGTCGTGCTAAAGAACCCATTGCAGTAGACTCAGTTAAACCAAGTCGTTCCATAATGGCATTGATGCTGTTAAATCGTTTATCTAACTGCTGTAATACTGACTCAATGCTTTTACCTTTAAGCATTGATCTTTTTAAATCAGCAGAAATATAAGCATTCCACAAATCAACGTCTGCTTCTAATCGCTCTAACCAATAGAGATCATCGAAGCCCCATTTACGAGACAGCAGTTTGTCAACATCAACTTTAACACCAAAGAATGTGGTTTCTTTTTGAACCACGTCAACTAAAAACTTTCGGAAATGTGTTTCTATATTAGAAAGAGCGGAGGTAAATTCTCCGCTCACAAATAACATTAAGGCAGTTAACCTTCGACTGTGATTTCTCTCACTAATCCATTTTCGTGCTTCGGAATAAGTAACCACACCGTCTTTTCCGTACTTGGAATAAAAGCTGCGCAACTCTTTTTCCAAATTACCTTTAACACCAGCAAGAACTAAGAGTATTGCGATAAGTGCTTCATCTGTAATCTCTCGTTCTTCTTGCTCTAACTTTATAAATTCTTCCTCAGTCCACACGGTTAACCACCTCCCTCATAGTTACTGTGCTTTCTTATTAGAAGTAGGTTTTGGACTATTCTTCGCTTGAACTTTTAATGTAGCTTCCATTTCCTCTAACTCAACTTGTTTATCTTCTTCAATCTGAGCGAGTTCGTGTTCCACATTAGTAACCCACGGGTGTCTGGCAAGAATAGTCTTATTAGAAATAATACCAACGGACTTCGTGCAGTTATCAATCTTGGCATCCTCATTGATGAAGATATCACGATTGAATACAAATTCCACTTCTTCCTCGGTGTAGTCGGCTTCTCCAATCTGGATTAAATACTGGTCAATGAACCATTTCAGTTCTTCAAACCCGGCCTGGAACTCAGTTTCCATAGCGTTAACATCCAAATCAATGTCGGTATACATCGATTCAATGTTCATCTGGTTTGGATCGCCGTCCATACGTTCTTCCTTCGCATCGAAACCTCTACCGTTTTCCACGATAGCCCGTTTAAGTTGCATAAGGATCGCTTGATAGTTCTGAGCGTTAACTTCAACATTAAGAGTTTCAACGCCACCTTGCACACCATCCACGGTAGTTACTTTAATAACACCGTATGTGGCGAGGTTTTGACGGAACTCTGGAATGTTCGTACCATCGTAGTTCTTTAATACAAGAATAGTAGTACGAGGGTCTTCTTCCATGTTGTTCTGAAAGTCACTCAGCACTTGGTTAAGCGAGTCTTGTAAACTCTTAACGTTCCGAATAAGAGGAATTTCCTTACTATTATATTTGAAGGGGATAATCGGAAGTCTATCCCAGTTAAATCCCTGTTCTCCAACATACAAGTAGTCACTGTGCGGATTTTCCGCTGGAACTAAACTCGATCCTTGATAAACAAAGTGTGCGATACCATGTGTAGTAAATAAATCAACATGGTAAATCTGTTTTACCCCACCTTTATCATCAAACACTTCTTCTGGATAATACCGCATAGCACATTCTAATTCAGTGTGGGCGTTATCCTTCCAAATCGGGCAGATTTCATAAGATGGAAATACTGTAACCTTAAACTCTTTATTATGAGGATAAGGATATAACCAAGCGATACCGCCGTCTACTGAGTTCTGTGCAAGTGTGCGAAGTTTACGGTGTAACTTTTTAGTGAACACTTTACTAAGCAACTTTAAGTACTCGTCCTTAGAAGTAGCGATTGTAAGTGGCTTACCAAGAACATAGTTGGTCTTTTGGTCTACTAACTTACGATACTGATTGTCTACTAACTTATTGTTGGCAACATTCTTAATCTCAGTTAAGTTACCGTCAGCACCAATAACCTTTTTCGTGCGCCGAAGAATATCGTGATCTCCGTCATAATATTTTTCAGCAAGCAGTTGCTCTTTTCTAATTGGGCTGTCTAACCACTTACGAAGAATTTTTTCCAAATAGTCTATATCTGGATTAGAGGTGGAGTTAGAATTGGGTTTTGGTAAATCTGGTTGTTTAAACATATTAAATACTCCCAATTTTTATCCTCCTTTCTATTAGTCAATGATATTTAAGTTATACGCTTCGTTTCCAATCTTCACCTTGTTTAGCGTATATACCCAAGGCTTGCGCCCACGATCCGTTTTGCTTTACATATATTTTTGTTGCGGTTTTCCACTCGCCACTGTGCTTTACTCGGATTATGCTCTGCGCTTCCCAGTGGGCATAAAGCGTGTGATTATAGTTAAAAGTAACATTTGTCGTTGCTGTAACCTGTGTACCAGTTGTAAGCCCAGTGAACCAGCCAAGGAATTTATAGCCACTACGGGTTGGCGTTGGCAGTGTTCCATACGCACTCGCATATGTCACAGACTTCGTTGCTGGTGTTACCGTACCGCCGTTTGCATCGAAGGTTACGGTGTACGTATTTGCAGTCCAATGAGCATATAGAGTTTGTGCGGCTGTAATGCTTACGGTACTGGAAGCAGTAATTTGCGTTCCACCGCTTGCTGCCGTGTACCATCCAGCGAGGGTATAGCCAGTTCTGCTTGCCGTAGCCAGAGTGCCATAAGTGCTACCGTAAGTAACGGTTTTTGATGCGGGTGACGGCGTTCCACCTCCGTTGGAGTTAAACGTGACAGTATAGGTTTTCGCCGTCCAGTGAGCATATAACGTTTGGTTTGCAGTTATTGAAACTGTACTGCTTGCGGTAATTTGAGTTCCACCGCTTGCTGCCGTAAACCATCCTGCAAAATCATGCCCAGTTCTTGTCGGCGTAGGAAGCGTCCCATAAGTTGAACCTTTTGTTACGGTCTTTGATGTGGTCGATACACTACCGCCATTTGCATTGAATGTTACCGTGTAGGTTGGTTGTGCAGTGTATGCCAAAGAACATTTAGTCTTAGCAAAACTAACGTAACCGCCAGATTGGTCAGCACCCCAAGTGTAGAAATAGTAAGTCCCCGGAGCGAAGTTGCCGTTTACCGAAAATGTAATGTCGTAGCCACTGGTCATTTTTGCGGTAACGCTTGGCGTTAAGGTTACTGTTGTCCCGTTTAGGTTGACAGATAAGCCAAGCGCAACTTTGGCATAGGCGTTTTCTGTTTGTGTCAAAAGTCCGTAGTAAGTCTTTCCAGAAGAACCAGACGAACTATCAAGATAGGTTACAGTAATATTACTGGCTTGGTTTGGCAGTGTAAATTTGGTATGCCCGGTGTAGGTATATCCAGAACCATTACCAAGTCGAAGATTACTGTCTGTGTACTGTGCGCCAGCACCAGTTGAAGATGTGGTTCGCCGCCATTGAACAAACGTTGTAGAAATCGCAGTAGCCATATTACGACACCACTATCCAAATATCGCCATCGTTACCACCACTTGGTTCGCTTGTGGATACTGTAATTGGGCGAATCATATTGTCTTCAATACCAAGGTGTTCTACAACTTCCGTTGGTGTTTTTTCCACCAGCGCATCAGTCCCGTTACCAACAAGAAAACTACCTTCTGTTACAGAACTTTTACCAGTGCCACCACCAGCCACGTTTACAGAGCCGTACATATACTGAGCGGACTGTGCTTTAATCTCAGATCGCCACACCGAACCGTCATACCTTACTTCCATTGGTTGATTTGCACTCACCCAAGTAGGTAATTTAGCTGCGTTTGTTGAAATAACAGCATTAACACCATCGATCGGCATTATTAAATTTTTAGCACCAAGATTATTAACGTTAAGGGTTGGTCTAAGTTGTGCGCTAACTCTGTTTGGTATAATGATGATTGTTAAACCAGCGTATAATTCTGTAACACCGTCCACGGTTGCCGTATAAGTAATACCGTCAGACGATGTTGCAGTAACAATAGGAATACCACCCACACTGATTGGAGTGTGGGTGTGTGTTATATCAGCTTTATTAGCAAGAAGTGTTTTTAACTTACTCCAAAGATAAGTTAACCCACTCTTATCAAGTATGGGATTAGTCCCCATATGTAACTCCCCTTTTTATTAGCTTGCTAAAATAGTATCGATTTCAGAGTTGCTAATTGCGGTGATTTCAAACAGTTCGCCAAGAGCATCCCAGTCAGTACCATTCCAAGCGTAGTTCACACCACGTTCTTCAACGTTGTAAACATCACCAGTAGTGTTACCGCTACTTGGCAGATCACCAGTAGTAGCAACAGAACCCTTATATTTGTAAACGTTGGTGATATCGCTCTTTAAAGCGTAATTACCAGCGTCACTTAAAGAAGCAACAGTGGTCGGCACGACAACGTTAACCGACTTACCACTAATACTAAGCGCACTGCCGTTAACCTTCACGCTTTCAATGATGTTTGGTTGTGCATCGGAAGGAGCGTGAGCAGTCTGACTATGAGTATAGGCAGCGTCATAGTTGGCTTTAAGAGTATTAGTTAAGTCGTTTGTAACAGTAGGAATAGTAGGTTTGTTCGATAAATCATTGTAACTACCGCTAAACGCAACCGCTTTGAGATCAGCAAAGTACTTAGCGATCTTACCAAGCAGAACAGACAGCTTTTCACCAGTAGCCACATTGGTTCTGCTGGACGCAGAAGTAAAGGTAACGGTCACATTAGAAGCATTACCAGTAGTGTCTAACTTGCTACTAATATCTTGGTGAGCCGTTAAGAAATTACTATCATTGGTAAGTTGACTGGTCTTAGTTGGAATATCAGTAGCCTTTGCGTAGTATTCCGGGGACTGACCGCCTAACTTGGCAGCATCGTCAACTACACCGTCATTGTCACCGTCATAGGTGGCTTTCATCATATCGCCGTATCCCAACTCACCAAGATCACCGCTGATTTGATTGATTTTCTCATTCAGCAACTTACCTTGGGCCGCAGATAAAGCGGAAGTTGTGCTTGTGCTGGTTAAATTGTCAGTAATAACGGTCTTGTTAGCACCAGCTTCAATACCACCTAACTTATTCTTTTCAGCAGTGGTATAGTCATTAGTGGAAAGACCTTTTCCAGTTTCCTTGTCAACCTTACCAGCAAGTAAAGCCTTGATCTGTTGCCAGAAATATAACAGACCATCATAATTTAAAAATTTATCCATACTCGTTATACTCCATTCATCATATTATAAATATCTACATTACTAATCGCACTCATCGCCCCCATTTTGTTATCAAGCGTGTTTTTCAGATTAGTAATACTTTTAATCGGGTGCTGATTTTCCAATTCACGATTTACTAATTTGTTGTGGTCACTCGTCACCACTTCGACAACCTCTGTATTATCGAATTCTACGGAGAAAGATTCATCTTCACTCGTAAACTCTGCGTCAAATCCAACATCATCTTCTTCAAATTGTACTTTGAACTCTGCCATTAGATTTCACCGTCTCGCAATATTTTTTCTACTGAGGTGCGAATAATGTTTGACGCTAACGCTTCGTCTTCGTTTGTCAATACTCGCAGTTGAATTTCTACCACAGCATTTTGTGTAAAAGCTAATGTTTGACTTTGAGTGAGTTCGATAATAAGCTGATTGTCGGATAACGTACAGTTGTTAGTTTCGACTGTAAATACCTCTTGATCCTTTTGCGAAAAGGTAACATACACCGATTTGATAATGGAGGTATTGAACGGTAACGTGAATGTTAATGTTGGGGTAGTACCTCGAACCATTTGACTACCTCCTTTTGTTACAGATTTTTAAGTAAAACTAAATAAAGCACCTCGACCAACACGGTCATAGATGCCAGCTAAACAGTCCTCGGCATCGTCATGCGCCATCTTACCTTCTTTTTGATAAGACATAACATCACCGTAGAACTCTGCGTAATTAACTTCCCAACCAATAGGGAACTTTATATTATTTTGACACCAAGTAGCACTACTCAGAATACGGGCTTTTTTATTCCGTGTCTGAGAGAACAGATCGATGTAAGTTTTGTACCAATGGTGTTTTTCACGAAGAATACGCTCAACCGATCTACCAAAACCTCGACCACCGCTGTTACTCTCAATAAATGCTCGGTTAACTTTATGTTCGTATAATCGTTTGGCTACTTCACCTTCGGTAATTTCCATGCCATCTTTGGTAAAATAAACGTCCAATACATAAGCCTGTTGGCGATATAGCGCATAGATAATACAGCAAAGGTAGTCCGCACCTTGGTCGGCTGTATCAATATAAGCACAAACTTCTTCCACCACAGATTCACCTTTATCGTCCATCGGAAGACTCTTATATGTTTGGAATCCAAGGCTATAAAGTCTACCAACCAAGTCGATTGGGTTCTGGTTGTAGTTGGCTTCGACAATCTCTCGACCCATCGTTTTAACAATCAGATCGTATGCTTGCCTATCCAACACTCCGTCACAGAGCATCGTACCATCTTCTTGTAACGCTCGTTTAAGAATGACTCGGCACGGCATTCCAATAGATTTATAATGTTCGATTGCTCGTCCACTTAAATCCTTCGTGTTCCAACGAGTAGCGATAATTACCAGTTTGCCGTTTTTTTCAAGTCTGGAAAGCATGGTGTTGGTGAACCAAGTCCAATGGTTTTCCAAGATCGTTTCATTCATGGCTTCATCGGCATTCTTAACGATATCGTCCAAGATCATAACAGTCGCACCGAAACCAGTAACAGTACCACCGGGCGAGGTTGCAAGGTAACTAATATGCTGACCTTCCAATGTCCAAAGGTTGGCAGCAGAACTACCTTTTTTCATGCGAGTTTGCGGAAAGATATCGGAATAAACAATTCTATCTCGACTCGCCTTGCGCTCTTGAATGTCATTACGAACGCTACGAGAGAAAGTGGTAGAAAGTTGCTCGTTATATGATCCAGTGATTATTTTCTCACTGGGGTTCTTTCCAAATATCCATTTGGCGAACATCTGAGCGGTACGACTCTTACCATGTCGTGGTGGCATATTGATTATAAGAACTCGTTGATCGCTCTCATAGAACTCTTGGAGCGCAATACAAAATTCTTTTAAATAGGTGCGCCCCTCCATATAGAAGTCGGGGGCAAGTAAGCAACAGAAGTACCAGAAGTCTCGCCGTGCCAATTCCAACTTGGCCTGGTATTGAACTTCTTCATACTGCTTTTTTGTTAATCCAAGTTCCTCGTACAGTTCCAATCGCTCACCCTCCCCAAAGTGACTAACCCACAAACGAGAAATTCGTTTTAAAGTAGATTAAAGCGAATAAAAAATATTTTAAAACGAATAACGCAAAAAAGAGGGAGTTTCTGCCCTCCCCCATGGCACGTATAACGTCTCGCATTTGCGGTAGCGAAACACCTTCTTACCGTCAAGCACAACGCCACTTGTGCGACATGGCATATTAGGCACTCAGCGGAATTGCTGGTTAATGCTTTCCAAGTGTTGGAAAAGAAAATGAAGGCAACGTCAGCAACGCTACCTTCACGAGAGATCACTCTCTGATCACTTATATCTACGCTATTATGATATTAGCTTGAAATGATGCAAAAATTTTTTGGAGATAGAGTCTCATAGCGAAATGTCGTTTTTCCTGCCCCTCTGCCCTATTTCCTACCATAAAACTCTCAAACGTTGATAACTCAACGCTATTCTCACTTTTTGTAGTCTATCTGTAGTCTGTGACAGTTAACTAACAGTCTGTTGTTTATTATTCTATCTGTCTATTATACTTTCTGTTATCTTATATAACATACTGTATATAGTGCTATAATGCACTGTAAAGGCGTATAAGCAGCGTTATGCAGTAGCAATATAAGTATATTACCGATGTATTACGCAGTGCCAGAAAGCCGTTTTAACTCGTCTACAGAAAGATTGATTATCTCCGGGGGTTTATCTTCGATATTCTTATTAATATTAATATATTCAGCGTCCATTTTATTGAGTAAATCCATTGCCTTTAATCTATCGCTATCGGATTTGGTGTTATCATTAATAAAATCCCATAAAATTGAGCGTTTTTTTTCTCTTTCTGTGAGTGCTGTTTTTTGTGCAGCTATCTCGAGGGGTTTTTGGAGGGCTTGAATACGTTCCTGTATATCCTCCCTGTTAGCTAACCGTATAGCCTCCGTATATGCTCCGTTATCTGATCCATTCCAGTCATAAGAGGATTTATAAGCGGTTATATAGTCGTTACCGCTTGCTATTGACCTACAGAAATTCTCTTGCTTAGGGGTTAACGCCATTTTAACCACTTCCCATCTATATAAAATAAAAAAGAGTTAATATTATTATATTAACCCATTAAAATAATAAAATTATCTATTACTATTATATGCAATTTTAACTAAAATAATATAATCAATTTATAAGTGCATTTTAAAGTTATTCCAAATAAAATAACCGCCGTGTTAGGGCGGTTAATGGGGTTATTCTTTCTTTTTGCAATGTACTGTATAGTGGGCATCCGTTCTTCCTTCGATCCATTCCAGCGCGTCCCGTTCGCTTATAAACTCAATCGGCAGCGGTTTACCATTTCTGCATACATACCACACTTTTTTATACTTCCTTTCTTTTTTGTTTTTCGCTGTGGTTTATGGTTATAAGATACAGGATATAGCGCAAAAAGTAATTACAATACGGTTACAATATAGCGAAAAACTGGATACAATTATATATCCAGTTTCTCACGTTTTTCTATAGTTTTATTGAGTCTTTCCAGCGTTGTTAATTGCTTAGATAGAATCGCAGCACGTTTCCGGGGGTCTGTCTCAGCCTGTAAAGCTATATCCAGCGTCTTTATTAACTGGGTGTATCCGTCTATCTGTTTATCATAATTATCTATTCTTTCTTGTGTATTTACGTCTATAATGGGCGTATAATCGTTATAATCGTTATTATATGTATTATCGTCTTCCAGTGTAAAAAACCTTGTGAAAGTGTTTTTACCCGTTAATCCGTCTATTATTCCAAATAGAATACTTAATATAAACGGGCTTAGAATAATTAAAATTATATATTTAAACATATTCACTCAATAGGCAGCGGATAACATAACCGACTTGCCGTTTATACGTTTCCCAAATCTTAGCACAGCTATATTGATCCGTTGTTTTATATCCGCAATCCCTATACAGTTTATATACTTCCCAGTAGCCTATCAATAAATTACCATACTGAGCATAGTTATAATCACTTTCACGGGGAAACTCTTTTTTATATCGCTTAATCTCAGATATAGCCATTTCGGGCGTATCTGAAGAATTTAAAATTGATTCTTCAATAGACGTTAGAACGCTATTAAGTTTTTTATTATTACTATACTTCATTATTATAAATCCTTTCTTTATATTTAAATAATAATCCACTCAATCCGCTTATATTTTAGATTATGATCCTGTCTGTATTTCCGTTTCATTCCTTCCAACGTATAACCTATATATACTGTGGTTTGATACGGAAAGTTTGGCGCGTGCATTTTATAATATCCGTTAACTTTATTATAAGTACCAGTTACCATTAACATATTATCTTTCCTTTCTATCATTAATCCAGCTTTCAAACTGTTTCTTTTTTATATAAAAATAAACTCTTCCAAATAATTTTAAAATTGTATTGATTACTAAAACGGCAGCGCAACCCAGTATAAACGCAAGTACTAAAATCATTTATATCAACCCTTTAAAATATAAAAATTGCGGTTGTTCTTCTTGTGATTGCATAAAGTTTCCCGGTTTTATTTCCTTTCAATAACATACCATTACAACCGTAAACGCCAACGCAATAACCGATCTGAGTATAATAATCTTCTTCTTTAATGATCCAGTCTCTCGTATTATTATCTCCGTTGGTAATATCAATCGCAGCCCCATTATTAACCAACGTTCTAAGCTGTTTTTGCGTGTATTTCGTCATGTTTTATTTCCTTTCTTTATTTCGTCAATTCTTTAATAAATTCTCCCAGTTCGCTAACTGTGATATCGTATAAAATAATCTCTTTCACCTCAAACCCGTTTTCTACAGTTACCAGAAATTTATTGTACTCTTCATGCCTGTAAACTATAACTGTCATTTTATTTACTTCCTTTCTGTTTTCCGTTCGGTTTTTGTGAGTCTAAAATAATACTTTCGGCAGCGAAAAACAACAACAAACTGGTTAATAAATGGATACAAAAAGTTACAACAGAATTGCTATATTTAAATGTATTACATTATAATAATATTAAACTTTAGCGCACTAAAGTTTAAAAGAGTAAAGTAATACGCTACTTTATTACACTAAAGAATTACACTGTTACGCAGTAAACTTTAGCGGTGTAAAGTGTTAATTCATTACTCTTTAATAGTGTAAAGCACGAACCTCCCCCGGCCTGGCAGCCATGTAAAATGTAATTTTCAATTTGCAATTTGCATTTTTGAATTTGCAATTTGCAATTTGCAGTTTGCACTTTTTGATTTTTTCATTTGCAAATTTGCAATTCCGATCAATTTTGAATTTGCATTCCGATGGATTTTTCAATTTGCAATTTGCAATTAAAAAACGGCTAATCCAAGATCAAATCTCAGAATAGCCGTTGCTATAATAACTATATACTTTTTATAACCAACTCATTGAAGCATTTCGTGTACCACTTGATTAGGGAACAGGCGCATAGCCAACTCCTTTACCAATCTACTCTTATTATTACTGATCGTTACTTGTGATACGCCATATACCAGCGCAATGTCCTCTTGTGTGCGCCCTTCAAAATAGCGCATTTCCAAGATTCTATAATAAGGATCGCCCTGTAGGGCAGCCATACATTTATCTATAAGAGCAATGGCTTGCACAGTACCTTGCACACTGTCCTCCACAGTCCGCACAGCGTTCTCCACAGACTCCTCTGGCAGCACAATACCCTGTGGAAGATTACCGTTCTGCACACGCTCACCCACAGCACCACACTTCTGTGGCACACCATGCACACGAAGTTCCTCGATCTCTTTCATGCGCTCTTCCACAATGCGCTGGAATCCACGGTAGTTATAAAGCAGTTGCTCCGTCTTCTGGTAAGCCGTTTTCTCGCCCTTCTTATTACTCGCTTTACCAATAACATTCTTCTCTTCCAAAGCATTAACTACCGCTATTGCTACCATGTCTGCGAGTTTCACCATAGTAATATTGTCTAATTGCATTCCACAGTCCTCCCCATACAGATAAATTATGTAAACTACTCAAATAAAGTTATATAATATGAAAACCCTCAAAGCATTGAAATTACTACGTTTTTTGAACTTCCAACATAAACTTGCCCTTTATTAACTTCTATATAATAGGTAAACGACATTCTGATTGTGTCAGAGTATCGTTTACCTATATAAAAGAATATTTATAATATAAATATTATAATATTATGTGATTTCTACGTAACTGTTCTCTGGTGTAATAATATCTTTGTGTTCGATGATATACGCTACTTCATCACAGTTGATTTCTACTTTAAGGTCGGGACTGCACTTGTACAGATGGTCAATGAGTTCTTTAACAGTCATTTCAAATCTCCTTAATGTAATGGTTATTTTTCATGTAATGTTCAAATAGAATCCAAAATGGATTAATGCGAGTATCGTCAAGGTCTTCTACCAGACCAACATCTAACATGGCAGCAATGGCACAGCCTTTTGGTGTAAGTTTAAAACGTTCTTCTTCGTCCATAGTTACCTCACAAACTTATCATTGTTGTTATCTCGGAGTAACATTATACCGATCATGAACCAAATGAGGGGGTTATTCATTGCTCTTTCCCACCGTCCATCTTTGCACCGCAGTTGGGGCAATAGTTTTTTCTGTTTTCAACGCCAAGGCTGTTCTTGATGTTTATTTCACTTTCGCAATTCAAGCAGATAAGGAAATCACCATCTTTCACCCACCGCCCATGTACCACAGGAACAACCCTTCCTTCTTGTACATCAGCCAAAGCATCTATGCCCATTTTGAAAGCGTTAGCGAATTCGCCGAATCTGTGACCGTCTTCGTCTTGTTTTTTTCTAAGCACTGCTTGAATCCACGCATCACGCAAGAAGATAATAGCTTCATATGTTTCCATTGTCTTTCCTTTCTGCGTAGCTGCAAAAACCATCCTCCGGATAAATGTACCCGTTCACCTTAGCATCCACAGCAGGGATGGCTTTTATGTCCTTTGCGAACACAACAGCAAGGTCATCACATTCTTCTTCATAGTCATAGTCATCTGCATAAAGGCACTCGATGTAAACCATCTTCGTAGCGTTCAATGCCGCTTCCCGGCTGATAAGGTCACTCATGGCAATCCTCCTTCACAGGCTGTTGAAGCCATTTTGCAATCTTCTCCTTGCAATCTTCACTCGTATAACACGGACAATCTTTATCCCCAAAGCAGACAACCCCACACGGGACAAAATCGACACCGCATCCAATTTGACGGTGAAAAAAATCCACCAACTCTTCATCGGTCATAGCACGGATACGGTCAGCGTTGGTTATAATTTCCGGGTCATCTACAATCCCGTAAGTCCAACGCAGTGCGGCACACGCAGAACCACGATAAGTAACTGTACATTTTGCGAAAGCAGGGCATTCTTTACATCCGTTCATCTTTCAATCCTCCTTCGGTGGTTCTGGAAGTGGCATCCAATGGGTGAAAGACCGATACTTGCTTGCTCCATCCATTCTTCCAAAACCAGTTGTTTTACCTTCAACCTTTACGATGAAAACACCGCCCTTTTCTCCGCAAGCAATAACTCGGCTTCTGTATTCCGGCAACCGTTCATAAACGCTGATCCATTCACTCATTGGATTCACCAGCCCTTCTGTTCCATGCTCCTTCAAAACTACTATTGTGCCTTACTCTGGCAATATTTGAATAAGCGAAATATTCTGTGTACGAAAACTGCATACAACAACTGGTGCAAACCACTTCAGTATATATTTCGTCTATAGTTTCGTTTCTTTCCGACAGAATAATATGTCCACCGCAAAATGGGCAAGATTTAAGAGGGGACACAGACATACATTCGTTGCTCATGTTTTTTCCTCCGCTTGATCTCCGCTTCGACTTTATCAAGAAGTCTCATCCAATAGACTTCATCAATGGGATCACCAAGGCTATTCGCAGATACAATATCGGTCTGAATGCACCACAGCGTTTTATCAGACAGACACGGGACAAGTGGCACAATGTAATTAACGGTGTCACTAACTGCATATGTACGTCTACCAAGAGAATAACGCACAGCCCAGTTCATCATCTCACCAAACATATCGTCCACTGGAACTACCTTAGTTGTCATTAAACATCCTCCCATACATAAAGACTCGGACTACAAGACGGACTTCTTGGTTTACACTCACTATCACGCTTACTACACACTTGACACGCTTGATCTTGGTGTCCAAGTACCCATAACAAATGCGTAGTTCTAACATCCAATAGGTGTTTGTAATTATCTGCTATTCTGCGTAAACACGCATTCATTTGGCGTAACGCTTGGATTTCCAAATCTTGCTCTGTCATGCTCAATCCTCCTTAGAGCCACGAGAACGAGTCGTTTTGGTGCTTTCTCCAATCTCTTTTGTAACTACACCCATCCCGGCAAAGATTGCCAGAGCAATAATTAACCCGGCAGCAGAAGCCCACAGAGTCGGTGCGATAGACCCAATCGCTGTCGCAACAATAAACATTACAATCTGAACAACTTGTCCTATGACAAACGCACACATGATTCTTCGACAATGTTTGATGGATGTAGTCATTTTAATTTCTCCTTAAATCATTTCATTCTAATAATTCTATAACACTTATTTCCACGTTTAGTTGGTACTGTTTTTAACATCGGATACATAGTCACCAGTTGCCGGGAGAACCCTTGCTTTTGGAGTGGTGTATACCCGGAAGATACACACCACTTCCAATATATCTCATAAAGATCACCAATCGACATACCAATCCAATCCTCCCACCATGACGAGTTACTAAACTCCTTCACGCTGTCTTGGGTCGGCGTGACCTTTATAGCTTCCTCTACGGAAAATCCTCTCCGCAGCCGATCTCGGATCGTGTGGGCCGCTATCCCACTCATCTCCGACAACTGATTTGTACTATACCAATTCCCTTTTACCTCATGTCTCGCTATCTTCGTCTACCCCCTCATAAACGCTTGTTTTTAGGTACAATTTCAACGCTTTTAGTGGCAGATGACAAAGTACACTACCATCCTTGTTTTCGATGAAAACTGGTACTAAATTCGGCTGTTTATCCCGTAGTTTTCGTACCTTATTGATGAACTTCCTCTGTGTAAATGTACACGTCATACTGTCTGAACCAGTAATCCATTCAATTACGTTCTCTTTAATGTCTTTTTCGTACATTACATCCACCCAATAAGTTGAAAGATCAAGATTACATCAAGAAAGAGTGTATTCCAAAGAAGTAACTTACTAACAGTAGTCAATCTCTCAATCTTAGCTGGAATAACTATGTTCCTTGTAGCTATGTAACTATTACATGGTTTCCCTGTACCTTGTACTGCATCACATGAACTATCCCAATACCTTGCACATTGATTACAATCTACTTCTGTCCAGTCTTGAAACCTCTTAGACTCCTTCTCACTCATAAGCATCCTCCAAGTCAAGTTCTTCTTTTATCTCGTGTATAATAGCTTCTTTTTGAAGCATTGCTCCAATGTGGTAAATATCATCTGGACAACAGTTAAGATAGTCAATATGTGCTGGTACTTCCTCATTATTAAGAATAGTAGTTACTACAATAGCTTGGATTTCATCACTATGTTCCTCTAAATCTGCTATTACTTCACTAAAGAAGTCTAACCACTCATACTGAGAGCCACTTATTATCTGAATCATTGGCTAACTCCTTGTACTTATCGATGTACCACTTTGCTTTATCCAAGTCCTCTACACCATTCTTATGTCTTGCTCTCCAAATATACTTGAAAGCATTACAGAGACAGAAGTTCATAACTGCTTCTTCACCAAAAGCAGCTACCATAGCGTCAATACATTCGATGTTGCCTTGGGTATAGTGAGCCGGGTAATTAACGTTATCGATTGGTTTCCAAAGAAGTTCGCTATCATCATACTCATCGCTAAATGGAATTTTATTGTTCCTGCAAGACTCACACGGTTCTTCTCCTTCTTCTACATCGAAGAATCTACAAGTATCACAAGTTTTCTTTTCGTCAATCATGCAAGCACCCCCGTCATAGTAAGAATCCACTTAATAGACCACCACACAATACCAAAAGACAAGGTGGTAATTGCGATAACCCATAATGCTGCCCATAACATAGGAATCCACTTATATAGAAATTTCTTCATACAACATCCTCCCATTCAATAATTCGTCCTTTTTCAATCGACTTTGGTAGATCAATAATCCTCTGATTGGAAGAACCTCTAAATCTCAAACTGGAATCTTTAAGTTCTTCTACGAATCTACCATCAACAACTACGTCTACATAATCAGCGAGTGTCATACACCACTTCTTTGTAATATCTACGGTATGACCAGTGTACAACCATACTCTTTTCTTGGTGTGCTTACGAATGTATTTCAGAAGTCTAATGAGTGCATCCATTTGGTCAAGAGGTTCACCACCGCTTATAGTGATATCGTTTGAACTATTGGAAAGTCCATCAATAACTTCACCAGTAAAACGCACCTCACCACCATCGTGATTCCACGTCTGTGGGTTTTGGCAGCCTTTACAGCGGTGGTAACACCCTTGAAAGAAAATTACATCCCGTACACCAATACCATCTACAATACTGTCTCGTACAATTCCTGCGATCCTCATTATTGTCACCTCTCGTTTGTTTGTGGCTATAATATATACCCTCTACGGTATTTTTTCAATTCGCAGAATGTACGAATGTCGTTGAGTTTATTTGTTAAATTTGCATATTTTTCACCATTTTTTCGCCACTCATGTGGGAAACACGGTCTTTAAGTTCAGCTTTCTTACCAGCGTTCCACTTTCCAGTGCCACCGACAAGATACCCAGTAATACGTTCTAACATATCCACATTAGTAGAATTACACTTTGGACAAACATCAAACAGATCAGAACCGCTCTCGTATCCACAATCAGTACACCTCGCTCGTGCGTGGTTGATACTTCCGTAACCAACATTGTATTTACGCATCAGATTAACCATTTGTTCAACGGCAGCAACGTTCTTCTCTGGATCACCGTCTACTTCCAAGTAAGCAATATGTCCAGCCGGGGTAAGAGGATGGTACGGTGCTTCAATACGCATTTTTTCTTCCATCGTACACTTATACCACACAGGAACATGATTGGAGTTGGTATAATAATCTCGGTCTGTTACATTTTCAATAACACCAAAATCTTCTCTGTCCTTCTTAACGAACTTACCAGACAAACCTTCGGCTGGTGTAGCAATCACGCTAATATTAAGTTCTAATTCAGAAGCAATCATGTTACAGATACGATTCATATATTCGACAATACATAAGCCAAGTTCTTGTGAAGCCTTATCTTCTCCGTGGTGCTTTCCAGTAAGAGCAATCAAACATTCAGCCAGGCCGATAAAACCAACCGACAGAGTTCCTTGCTTAATAACATCTCCAACTTCCTCGTCTGGCTTTAATGTTTCAGAACCCTCCCACATACCAGACATAAGTAATGGGAACTGCTTCTTTAAACCAGTGCGTTGATAATCATATCTATCTAAGAGTTGCCGAATCGCACACACTGTATAGTTATAAAGTGAATCAAAAAACTTATCAATATCCCCTTCACTTTCCAACGCCAGTCTGACAAGGTTTACAGTTGTAAAGGACAGATTACCTCTACCAACGGGTGTCTTTTCACCACATCTATTCTCAAACACTCTGGTACGACATCCCATAGTGGCGCATTCGTATTTATATCTCTCTGGATCATTCTCATCCCACTTTTCATGGCGATTAAACGGAGCGTCCAAATTGATAAAGTTTGGGAAAAATCGTTTCGCAGTTACCTTATAAGCCAGTTTAAGTAAATCGTAATTTGGATCACCGGGTTCTGCACTTACACCGCTTTTCAGCTTCCAAATCTGAATCGGGAAAATGGGTGTTTCACCATTACCAACCCCTCGATAAGTGGCGTTCAACAACTCACGAATAACACACCGTCCTTCTGCGGAAGTGTCAGTGCCGTAGTTAATGGAACTGAACACCACTTGATTACCTCCACGGCTATGAATTGTGTTGGCATTATGAACAAACGACTCCATAGCTTGGTGGACACGGTTAACTGTATTGTTAATCGCAATTTGGACGGGGTTACTACTGTCTTTAATTATGTAATCCGTAATGTGAATATTGGCATGATTTGTGTAATCTCTTCCAACCACATCGGACACCTTTTCTAATTCTTCAATGAATGTATATCGCACATACGGTGCAAGATAAAAGTCAAATGCCGGGAACGCTTGACCACCGTGCATTTCATTCTGAATAGTTTCCATAGAGATACACGCCAACATTGTGGCAGTTTCAATTCTCTTGGCTGGGCGAGAAGCACCGTGTCCAGCCCTAAACCCGTTCTTTAAAATCTTATCTAACGGGTGTTGTAAGCAAGTAAGAGACTTTGTAGGGTAATAATCCAGATCGTGAATATGAATATAGTTCCCAGCAACCGCTTCTCGTGCTTCTTTACTTAACAAACACTTTTTAGTAAATTCCTTGGAAGTTTCAGACGCTAATTTATACATCATTCCAGACGGAGTATCACTATTCATATTAGCGTTTTCCGTCAGAACTTCTTTATTCTGACCATTGATAATGCTTAAAAAAGTATTCTTATTCATTCGCAATGCTCCTTAATCCAAATCAATGCTCTCTTTCTATCGAGAGGAACGCCATCCACAACTAAATATGGCGATTTAATACCGTAATGACCCATATCAATACAAAGCTGATACTCAATGTTCGCTTGTTGTAATGCTTTTTCTAAAGAGGTTTCTTCGTCAAAATCCCAAACGACTAATTCAACCATACTTACACCTTTCCAGTACTACCAAACCCACCACGGTTTGTGTCATTTAAGTGGTCAACAATTTTGAAACTAACGTCCTCCATTTTTCGCACAACCTTAAACTGACAAATACGATCATTCTTATAGATCACGGTATCTCGTGTAGCCAAAGCTGAGAACATCCAAATATCTCTATCACCAGAGTAAGAGTTATCAATAACTCCCATGTGGTTGGTTTGAATGATTCCCCAGTGTTTAAACGTAGAACTACGAGGTACAACGTTCGCTTCATAACCTTCTGGTAGTTCCATAGAGACACCAAGAGAGATTACTTTAAATTCACCAGCTTTTAGCTTAACCGTTTCGGCAGCACGAAGGTCGATCCAATCCCCCTTTTCTGTTTTTTCCAACGGCAGGATATCAGTATGATACTTAATTTTAATATCCATAACATCAACCTTTCATTAATCTTATTGTTCGTCTGGTTTTATGTACATATTGTGGTGTACACCCAACAATACTCGCTGTTTCAGATGGCGTATGTCCTTGTTTCAACAACTCCAAAATGCAAATTTGCGTTGGTGTAAACTTGTCTATATCCACATCCAAATCGACATACTGAACATCTTCATCACCAACGATAAAATCACCAAAAGGAACTTTCTCCCCATGACCATCATCCACTTCATAGTCAAGAGATAAAATGTTGTTGTGTTTCTTCCGTCTACGAAACTCCATATTTATCTCATTTCGGATACACCTACAAGCAAACGTAGAAAATTCACTTTTTGTCTCGTCATAATCTTCCGCAGCCTTACACAATCCAACCATTCCTGTTTGAATAATGTCCTCATCGTCATAAAAGGTCGGATAATATCGATGTACAACGTGGTATACCAAATTTAAGTTATCTTCAATTAACTGTTGTTTCTTCATATTGATACACCCTTGTTTTCTTTCCGTCATACTCGGTAGTTTTAACAATCAATCCAAATTGACGTTTCATCTGCTTTTGGAACTCAAAAGCAGACATGGCTTGAAGATTATTAGCCAAACAAAACGAATTGTACTTCTGATACACAGACTTGATTGGTTCGTGAATGTAATCTGCTTCGTCCAACTCATCGAAGAACTCCAAAACAGGATTATTGGACTTCTCAAATTCTTCAAGATTCTTCCGAACCTTATCACAAGTAGCGAACTCTTGATCTGCAAGTACCTCAATCAACGCTGGAACGGCTTTGGCAATCAAGGCTTCCATAACAGCTTCGCTTCGCAGTTTGTACTTAATAAACGGATCGTAGTCCGGGTCTTGCTTAGTAAACTTCGCATCGAAAGGAATTATGACCAATCGATCCAGTACGGCAGCCGAATCTCTACCTCTACCAAGTCTCGGTAAAGCGTTAGCCGAAAAGAAGAACTTGGCGTAACTACTCAGCTTAAACGGGTCTTTACCTTTCTTAGCAACGGTAATTACGCTACCACTAACCACCTTCTTAAAGATTGCTGTGTTAGATACATACTCATCGTTGATATCGTCACCAATATTCGCCAACTTTCCATATAACTCGGCGGTCTTGAACTCGTGACCAATCTCACACAAATCGAGGTTAGCTACGTTTTCTTCACCAAGCATATTGTCAACCATATCCAAGAAAGTACTCTTACCGTTTCGCTTATCACCAATCAAGATAAAACTCTTACGAAGTTCATTTCTTCTATAAAAGCAGTATCCAATCGACTGATACAACAGTTTGTGTACATTCTCATCACCACACGCCAGCTTCCGCATTACACCGTCCAATAGATCGCTTTGTGCGTCTGGATTATAGTTGTGCGGAATCTTATTAGTAATGACATACTCTGGACTAAACTCATTGAAACTACCGTCTGTCACATTGAGAACACCGTTCTTAAACGCAATCAAGTTAGCATCGGCAACCCCACTTTCCTTAGACACCAGTAGACCAAGATAAGAAAGAACCTCTTGTCTCTTACTTCGACTAAGATTTGAAATGTGTTCGATCATGGCAGCTTCTATTTGTTCGTCACCAGACTCATAGATTCCGTTTCGATAGATATACAACTTACCGTTAATCTTAATAATGTTCTCGGCGTTTTTCAGATACTTAGCAAACTTGTCAAACAGAAAAGCACCCTTACTGGTAAAGAAAGTCGGCTTATTAAATGCTCCTTCACGAAGAATGACTGCCAATTCATCCTCAGAAAGAGGATCAGCCAGCACAAATTCATTGATAACTCGGATACACTCTCTACATTCATCCACTGTAAAATCGTTCTGTTGAAGCGGAAGAATGTAAGAGAAAAGGGCGTTATTTCGCCCTTCTCCCTCCGCAAGATCAAGAACATTCATGTTGGTCTTGACAGGATACAAATACTTCGGAAGAACTTCATATTCACCAGTATCATAGATAACTTCACGTTCGACACCGTTATACTTCAAAACCTCATAGGATGCTCTACCACCGCCCTTTATATCAGCAACCAAACCAATACCTAAGTGGCAGTGCGTTCGATTCTGCATCGGCTGAGAAGTCTTAAACAGGAAGTGTGCGCCACGAGTAGTAGCAAGTACCTTACACTTCAAACCCTTAGACTTAACGACTTCCATCATAATTTTGGACTCAGTTTCGTTATCAATGTCAACCAAAACAGTATCATCAGCTAAGATACCAGCATATTCACTAAACTTCTGTGCTTCTTCTAAACTCAGAAGATCGTTACTCGTTTTATCCTTAAATGGCATTGTGCTTTTCTTGCCACTCGTAGGAACATACCCTTTATAAAGATTCAATGCCATTCAACCCTTTCGGTTATTTTTGTTCTGAGCGTATAATTCGCAATGTTTCTCTCCATTGCTTCAACTCGTCAATTCTAATTTTTTTGTTGTACTCTTCCAATCGGCTGTTTGTTCTCAGAATATCGTCCCTATAATCCTTGATACAATCAGTTAAATCCTCGATCAAACCGTCCAATAACTCAATAGTTGTCATTCTTGAATCACAACCTCTCGGAAATACGGAAGTCCTTCCATCCACTCACAAAGGGTGTGCCACTCGTCCAGCTTATGATTTCTACGAGAAAAATACATAGCCTTTAAGACTTGATAGTTTAACTGAACAGTACGTTTTTGATTATAAGAACTTGGGAGCAGTTGGATCATCTGCCACCATACGTCCTTCTTACAAGTTAGTCGTTCGTCTAATTCGTTGTTATCGTAATATTCATCGAAATTAATATAACTGTCCCTTGCTTCATTCAATGCGATAATTAAGTCACAGAGAATACTAACCCCTTGTACAATCAAGTGTTCGTGGCTAAAATCATCCAAAGTAAACTCTTTGGCGTGAATCTTGTGCATTGTTGAACAAGAATTAGCAACTGTACCAACCTTGTAAGTGTCAAACTCTTTCCACCAATACAGCGGAGCAGTCAGATCAACAGTTACGTTAATCATTCGTAAGAACTTACCGTGGTCTGTACCAGCTTTAGCCAGAGTTTTCATCAGATTAAGGTCGTTTTCGCCAATAATATACTCGTAGTTTGGTTCATAACCAAACTCAACATCAGTAGGGTTCATAACAGTTAAACCACTATCGCTCTTATCCCAACTATTCATAGGATTCCGCATCCCACGAATAGCAGCTTCCCAGCCATAAACAGCGGTGTTTTCAACTTTCAACATACCCCAAAGTCCTCCAAACGTTTTTTAGCAAGATCAATGTAATACTGCTTATCTAATTTCGCTGGAATAGGCGCACCATTCAAATCGTCATTAAAAATAAAGCATTTATCTGGTGTATTACCAAACTTAGCTGGATTTCTCACACCGTCACACTTCAACAAACGACCATCAGAATTATCATTAGAAGCGAAAATGCGATAAGCCTTATTATCATATTTAACATTTCTACTCGTTTTCTCATGCTCAACCCACCTATACTTAGAACTTAATTTCACAATCTTCTGAAATTTCTTTAAGTCGTGACAGTTCATCACAGTTTGCTCAACTGGTGTACCACACAACATATACTGTTTAACAGCTTCATTTACTATAGGAAGGTCGTAGTCTAAATCGCTCAGTTCCTTCACATAAGCCCCTTTTGAGTGCCAACGAGGTTTGCCCTTTTCATCGTATAAGTCACCTTCTGGAACAGCTATGTAGTTATTTACATCTTTCTGATAAATAGAAGTAAATGCTTCATAACTCATTTTAAGCCCTGTTCGATTCTCCCATTCTGCAACTCTCCGTTTTAATTCTGGAACGTTTCGCTTTTCCAGCTTGATAAAAATACCGTCTGTGTTAGATTGGAGTAATTCAATCAAATCCTCAATCTTTTCAAGTAGATCAATAATGAGAACTTGTCCAAACACACAAACCAAGTTACGGTGAAGTGGGTCGTACATCGGATTAAACTTATCACCCTCTGCTCCATACGTTATGTTACAAATACGTTTATAAGGTTCACGCTCTTTCTTCTTATTTTCTTTTTTCAGTCGCAAGCTGGTATCCAACACGTTCTTAAACCGCTCTGGTTCTTCAACCGCTCTTGACAATAGCCCGTACCGAATCATAAGTGTAGGATACAGTTGGTCAACGTCAATATCCAAGATTACTTCATGTGACTTACATTTATAGTTATATTGCTTTTTACCAGCATGGATTCCACCCCAAGCAATCGTGTGCGTTAACCCACAAATCTCTGTATCTAACTTACAATCGTAACAATGGTTGCTTTTGTCCAGAAACCAATCCCCAACTGCCTTATACCTTCCAAGTTGCGCCGTCTCTGGAAGTCGAATATCCCATTCGTCCTTTAACGACTTTTTCTTAGCACCAAGGATGATCGCTGCCAACTGGGCCTGGGTTTTCCCAAGATGAGAAAGCGGAAGATTGAATGTTTTAACCAACTGCATCTGACTATCAAACTCGTTTTTACGTTTCATAAACACTTCAATGGTGTTCAAAACGTCAAATCGACAGTAATCAATAGTCTCTTTTAATTCTTGTTCTGTCAGCTTCCTTTCAATATCGAATGGTACGGAAGTCTCATGTATGTTGTTACCCATGAACCCTTCCAACACTTTTAAACTAACAGGGATATTTGGCATTACATCATATAGATTAAGAGGAATCTTATTAAACAGGCTGGAAAATTCCCAACCCTTACGATTCTTAACAATAATCCAGTCGTTAATTTGCTTCGGATCAAAGTCAAGCATAATCCCTTTTAAAATATATTGGTCATAATTTCTACAATTATAACCAACCCAAATGTCTTTTTGATAATGTCTATAAAGTTTAACCAAATCGGCTTTATTGTTAAATATAATGTACTCTTTTTGTTTAATAGGGTCGATTGCTACAACCAACCAGTCGTACTTAAACGTCTCAAAGTCAAAGAAAATCACAACCAACCCTCCGATAAATTAGTAACCAATCGTCCAGTCCGGGTGTCTCAGATCAAAAGCATCCCCAAGCTGAATAATATCTGGATAATTACTCATAGACACTTGTTTTGCATACTTATCAATCTCGTAAGCATAGTATCTAACATTTGTAAACCCCATCTTATCCAAACAGTACCGACCAGTGCCGATACCGTCATACATAGAAAGAACTACAATTTCTTCATCCCTCGGTACATCACTCAATGCACCGCTCAGAATGTGAATGATCACTTCCGCTGTCCAACCATTACCAAGTCCTTTATACCTCTGTGCGTTACTAACTGCTTTGGTATAACCATCCGGTAGCGTTTGAAGTCTTTCACACTCAATGGGTGTTAATTTACGAATACAGTAAAATCCATCTGCAAGATTAACGGGGTAATACACCCCATTTATAAGTATTTCTCCGCATTTTACCTCGTACAGCGGAGGTTTACTCAAATCATTAGTAGGACATAAGTACAGACCAGTTTTACCACCCTGTCCTCCACCACCAGCGTTAATTGTTACAGATTTACCGTCACAAGAATAAACTCGGTGGGCTTGGGCTGTACTTCCAACATCACCAATACGAATTGGTTCAGCTACCATACTATCAGTCTGGCAAGTGGTTAAAGCATTCGCCTTTTCTTCATTAGCAGACTCATAGCGTTTGTGGTATTTCCCGTCTTCACCTTTACGACCACGCCAACCAACGCCAACTGTTTTCAGTTCATAGTTAATTTCGTGAGTAGAAGGTTCAAGAATGTCTCGTAAAACGATCCCACGGTTTTCTGGTTGTTCCACATTCCAATTAAATGCGTAAAACCGTTCTCTTGTTTGAGCGGACACCAACGCTGAATTTATGTGCATCAATTCACAATTTAATTCATTAGAAATCTGCTCTTTAATCGGTTGTGCTGCCGATTTGTTATTCTCATAAAGAAAGAAGTCTGGATTAAACTTTTTCTTAGCAATAAGATAATTCTTAAACAGTTCCCAACCCATTCCACTTGCTTCTGTTTCTCGTCCGTTCTTTTGGGCGATACTCCAATATGTACACGGGCTTCCACCGATTAGTAGCTTTATCATGCTGTCCTCCCACGGTTTTCTTTTACACCGGGAGATAGGAAAACCCATCTCCCGGCGCATCAATTAGAATCGCTGAACAATATCGTAGGTGCTATAACCCTTGTTATTCTGTCCGTAGTGAAGCTGATATTCAGCCTTACCATCAACCTCTGCAAAAATCTGTTTAAACAGACCATCGTACTGTTCAAAGTTCTCAAAACCAACAGGAATACCAGTTTCCAAACTATTAAGCAGTTCGTTCATCTTGTGGATGCCAAAACCGCTGGTAAGCATCTGGTTCATAAAAATCTTCTGACCCTTGTATTCACCAGCCAGAATGTCAAACCAAACCTTTGCCATAGGCATACCCGGAGTCTTAGATCGCTCACCAGTCTGTCCAAGTTCAATCTTAGTAACCTTCACTTCATAGTCACCTTGGGGAACTTCTACGAACTCACCCGTGTTACTCGCAGCAGTTTCCACGTCCTTTTTCAGACCTTCAACATCGATCATCTCATTGAACTTCGCAAAAATGTTTTCACCCATTACTTTTTACCTCCGTTGTTCTTTGTTTCAAATAATTTAGTAACCTCGCTCCAATCGAGGGGAATCACAACATCAGAAACACCAAGTCTACCACCGCCGTAAATCACTTCATCGGACTTAATAGACAGAAGGTGCTTACCATCGTCCACATAGGCTCTACCAACAAAACCAACCATGCCAGCCAGAGAGTCAGCGACCTTATCAGCCATCTTCGGCTTTACGGAAGTGATCTTTTCACCAGTCTTTTTAGTTAAGTCCTTAGTAGCGTCCTCATGGGACAACAGAATAATATTCTCGTAAGGGAGATGGAGTACTCTCCGCATAGTGGACAGATATTCGGTACGAACCTTATCCCAAGCACGGAAAGTATCATCGGACTCGTGGGTAATACCAAGTTTGTCGTACATATACAGTCGGCACATTTCATAGGTATCGTTCACGAGGTCAACCACGATTGACTTAAATTCGTTTTGGCCTTTTTCCAGTTCCTCAATGTACTCCTTAAACACTGTCCATGCCATTTTACGCTGAGTAATTCGACCATTCACTGTGATCTCGTCTTGGATAGACACATAAGGGGCGGTTACATAAACTGCGTTACCATCTGTGTTCAACATCAGAGGATCGGGTGCGGAGTCTGCAAACGTGGTTTTACCACTGAACGGTGCGCCATACAACCACATCGTTCGCTTAGTTGGTGCTTCTGTTTTTCGTCTTTCATTTTTAGGTAGTGTTGCCATCTTTAACCTCCTATATAATCATCCAGTCAATTTGACCATCGGATTCACAATATTGTTTATAGGGACACCAACTACACAATTTGGTAGGATTCTTAGGAAACGACTCGATAGTGTTCAAATGTTGACAACACTGTTTGAACTGTGATATGCTATCCTCGTCATAACTAACTTCAATGATCTTAATTTCACTCGCTTTTAAGTGTTCACGTAACCTTTCACGAAACTCGTGCAAAGTTTCTGGTGGTTTAGCTTTGAACTTTTGGCGTATTGAAATTTTAGGCACAAACACATACTTTAAGTGTTCGATTTTTATATCTGGTCGAACCAACTCCAAGTAATGTTTATAAATAGATAACTGAGGACTCTTTAAATAGTTATCTACGTTATTGGAAAACTTAAAGTCGTATAAAGTGTCACCATGAACGTAATCTATGTATCCAACAAAATTGTCAGTTTTAATCTCTAACTCGTGTTCTCCACCTTCTGGTAGGAGTTCTATTACTCGTGGAATCTGATATTCCAACTGCATGATCCAGTTAATATGTTCATCTGTGAGTATATTAAAGTGGGATTTATATTCAGCAACACCAGCTTCCACACCGCACTCAATACCTTTATGGAGTCCCAGGCCCAACCAAAGTGCATTATCAGCATTGGTTTCTGGCAGCGTCTTCAACTTCGCTTTATATTGGAGATACCACCTATAAGGACATTGAGAAAACGTAGAAATATTGGAATATGAAAACCTCATACAAATACCCTCATTGGGTGATCACTTCTAAACTGCCACATATAAGGTGGGTTATCAGTTATATAACACGCAGATTTACATTCGTCTGAATTTTGATTACGCATCGGACAAGTGTAACAAGATTCGTGAGCGCAACACTCTCTATGAATAACCTTCAACGCTTCAATCAGATTCATTATTACCTCCCAATAACGAAACTATCTTCTTTCCAACATTATCTTTACTACAGAACTCAAATCTCACACCATACTTGTTTTGCATCTGATATAAGATTTTAGCAAGCTGTCTTCCAGTAGTAGCTTTCTTTGAAAATATCAGTCTTGGATTCCACCAGCCGAAAACATCTCCCAAACAAGTGATCTTCGGTTCAGTAATAAGAATAATTAGCTGTATCCCAGCTTCTTGCGCTCTGATACATTCGTCTCTGAACCTCTTATGTTGCTGAGTTACGTTTCCAACAACCTCTTGCAAGTCCTGTTTGGTATCAATTACCACTTTCCCGGAGTCGGCAAATTGATAATCTCCAACGTAAAGTTTGCTGCGAACCACCTTGTAACCCAATTCCTCTAACTGTAATCGGATTCCATAGTTCTTTTCTGGCTTATTCCTCGTGTCTTCGATTATGACGCTCAATCACTCACCACTTCCTATGTAACAGCTTTAAACAGTCTTCACATAATGTTTCATATATTGAGTCTGAATAAACATATTCACTATCTAAGCAATCACCGCATTTTTCACAATATTCACTCTCTGGTTGCATCCAAGAGGGGTATCCAGTCCGCTCTATACATTCAACTTCCGGGTGGTCACGCAGATCATAACTCATTTAAAACCCTCCCCTTTTAAATAGCTTTCCAATCTCGCTGGGTTTATGTAATATGTCCAACGATTTTCGGAGGTCTTTACGGCTACACCAAAGTCAAATTTCCCTTGCTGTAATGCTAACCGTAATGTTTGGGTAGACATTCCAAGTCTTTTTGCTGCCTTTTCCACAAGCATTAGATCACCTACTATCGTTTTTATTTGGTAGAAGATGTGGGAGTCGAACCCCTACCCTTGCTCCCAAAGCAAGTGTGTTACCGTTACACTACATCCTCTATATTTGTGGGTACGGAATCAACCTCTGATCGCAGGAGTCGAACCATTGACCTTGTGGAATCGAACCACGCCCCTCCGTACCCTACTCCACCGTGGAGATTGGAGCTTCCAGTAGGAATCGAACCCACGTAAACTGCTTACAAGACAGTTGTTCTACCATTGAACTATGGAAGCAAAATAGATTACTGATAGGTGTGGAATCGAACCACACAACCCTCTACTATGTTGACGGAGGGAACTTCGATGGGTCGCACCGACTACTTTTCCTTTCAGTCACTATCAGTTTGGCTGGGGATGAGAGGATCGAACTCCCACCAGCAGAGTCAAAGTCTGCTGTGCTACCATTACACAAATCCCCATCGTTGTAGTCTGTCCCACTGTCAAGCGTCTTTCCGCTTTGTCAAACGCCTTGGGTACTACCAAGAGAAAGGCTTGGGTCGGCAAACCCAAGTGGTGCTACTGACGGGAATCGAACCCGTAATCCTTTCGGCAGCAGATTTTAAGTCTGTCGTGTATGCCAGTTCCACCACAGTAGCGTGTATTTGTTTGTATCTTGTTAAGTTCAATTTTGATTATAATGTTATTTCAGTATAGTGTCAAGATACAAAATTGCACAAAAATTTAATTTTTTAAAACGTTGGTTTAGTCACATTTACAACTGTTCTCGATCCGCTCTGTATCTTATGTACATACTATAACACCGAACATTTGTTCTGTCTATTGACAAATTATACAAACATATAGTGTAAATCAACACTTTATTTAGGCAATATGTTTGATATATGTATCCTGTGATGATACAATCAAAATATAGAAAGAATAATTATAAAGAAAGGATGGTTCTAATGTCCGTTAGCCCCGGTACAAGAATCAAATATCTTAGATCATTAAGTGATATGTCCCAAGAAGAATTAGGTAAAAGGGTCGGCGTTCAAAGGGCAGCAATAAACAAATATGAAAAAGGAAGTGTTACCAATATTCCAATAACCACTATAGAAAAGATCGCCAAAGTGTTCGATGTATCTCCAAGTTATATTGTCGGTTGGAATGGGGACGAGTCCAACCCCTTATCAGCAGAGGTCAAGGTACTCCAAGGCGTTAAAAAGTTCTACGGTGCGGATACAGTCGATCTAATTGAACTATTTATAAGCCTTAATATGAAAGGTAAAAAGAGAGTGTTCCAATATATCGAAGATATGAGTTTGATTTACGAGGACGGTGACTTGCCAGCTAACTTTGAAGTGGACGGTAAACAAGAAATACAAGTTACTAAATATTAGTTATATAATATTTATTCTTATAGGTATACGATAATCTGATTGTATCAGAGTGTCGTTGACCTATATAAATAAGATAAATAAAGGCAAAGTTTATAATGTTATCGTCTTTGCACAAAAATAGAAATTGAATAATAGTAATTTTTTGTATAATTTTAACGAAAATTGTAAATTTTTTATGAATCAAATGTCAGAGTGTCGTAACCGATGGTTCTTTAACAAACTAAAGTTTCATCATAATATCGTAACTGGGGGAAATAACCATGGCTAAGAAAAAGACAAAACAGCAGCAGATGAGACACGAAAACGGCTTTGGTAGCATTGTCAAACTAAGTGGGAACAGACGAAAACCCTTCGCAGTTCGGATCACTACTGGATGGAAAGACGGAAAACAAGTACGAAAATACCTCGGTTATTATAAGTCAGAAGCAGAAGCATTATTAGCACTCGCAGAATATCATAAAAGTGGATACGATATTGACTTGTCTAAACTTACACTGGTTGAGGTATATGACCGCTGGATTAAGCGGATTGAACCAAAAGTTTCAAAGAACGTACTAATTTCACATAACATGGCGTATACTCGATTTGATAGAATGGGTAATGTGCCTATTGTCAATTTGAAAGCTGACCACCTACAAGACTGGATGGACAACATCGATCTATCTGCTGGTAGTAAAAAGCGGTTGAAAAGCACCATGATTCAGATTTGGAAATACGCCATGAAGAACGACATTGTAAGTAATAACTATGCTGAACATATTGAAATTACTGAAAAAAGTGAAAAAACTGGTAAGGTATTTACCAAAAAAGAAATTCAAACTTTGTGGGATAATGTCGATGATCCAACCGTGCAATGGATTCTCATTTTGATGTATACTGGAATGAGGATAGGGGAACTATTGGTAATGACTGCCGATAACATCTACTTAGACAAACAATACATGGTCGGCGGTCTTAAATCCGAAGCTGGTATAGATCGTATTATTCCGTTACACGATGCTATTGTTCCGTTAGTTAAGAAACAACTTGGTAAAGCCAAACATTTAATAAGAGACGATAGAGATAATAAAGGTCGTAAAATGGCTTATTCCAGAGCGTTAAGCAACTTCAAAGTAACTATGGGTAAATACGGATTGGAAGAGCATTTACCACATGATACACGGAAAACCGCTGTAAGTTTAATGCACACAGCAGGAATACCAATGGAAACCATTCGGGTAATTGTTGGTCACTCTGGTAAAGGTGTTACTGAAAAAGTATATCTTTATAAGACTCCGTATGAGTTAGTAGAAATGGTAAATAAGGTTAGAATTGACGCTGACCCTCTTAGCGTAAACCTCGTTGAAACTGAGTTATAATAATGTAGTCTGTATGTAACCTTCGTGTAGTCTGTTTGTAGGTTACGGAGGAAAATACAGCAAAATAGAAACAAAAAAAGACCCCTCCACCATTGAGGTGAAGGGGGTTTTAAGTAACTCAAAAGTTTTTTGATATGAAATTTGAAGACCCGATAAAATAAGGTTTCAAGCTACCTTTGTAGGCTACTTGAAACCTTTTATTGTTTATAATAATTCGTTAACTTTTTTCTGAACTGCGTTGTAATCGTACCCGGCAGCGGTTAATTTTTTCTTACGATCTGCTCCATTACCCCACTTACCAGCGATCACTTCTTTAGCAAGTTCGGTCACGGTTTTACTGGACTTGGGCGTTCCTTTTACCAATTCGTTTACTTTGGTTTGAACAGAATTGTAATCATATCCAGCTTTAGTAAGTGCTGTTTTTCTGTCATTACCGTTTCCCCATTTACCAGCTAAAACCTCTTTAGCGATTTCAGTAATGCTTTTCTTAGCAGTTGTGGTAGACGTAGTAGTTGTAGTAGTTGTAGTAGTTGTAGTAGTTGTTCCACCAGTAGCTTTTTTACTGTACTTTGGAACACCATACCCACGAATATATCTGGCATTAACTGCTAATGTACGATAACCAACCGAATTGTTCATATTACCTTCGATAATCTTCATGGAATTACCGCTAACGGAAACCACAATACCAACGTGATCTGACCAACCAGTATTATCACCAGAGCCAGAATCATCCCAGTCGTAGAAAATAACATCACCAGCGGTTGGTACATAACCATCGTTTTCAACCCAGCTATTTAAGCCTTTAAACAAGTTGATTTGACGTTCACAGCTACACTCCATTGGGAGAATGTCTTTAACACCACTCGCAACAGCCACAGCCGATACATAAGTAGCACACCAAGGGTCGTTATAAGTCATTGTATAATATCCGCTTGGTTTGTTTTTATTATACAAATCGATAATCTTTTTATGTGTACCATCACTTTCCTTACAACCTAAATAAGAAATAGCGGTGGATACCAGTTTATCACGAAGTTCTTTCTCAGTCATTTTCTTCACTCTCCCCGGCGATCACATCAATCGCAGTTTGAGTACTGACAACAGCTTGCTTAACACCTTCGGCATCCACTTTACCCTCAGTAATAATGTAAGTGACAACACTAACCAGAGCGGTAACAGCACCAGCCACAGTAGTAATGTCGGTGGAATTAACACCAAGAGCCATTGCGATACCAGTAGCTACACCAGCAATCGCCATCCATAACTTACGGGAACTTAATTTACGAATAACTTCACTCATATTAAACTTCCTCCCTTTCTGTAGTGACTTTTTCGCCAACTACGACTTTTGATATTTTAATGGCAGCGAGAAGAAATACTTCAACACCACCAGCACCCAACGTATATTGAATTAACACGTCTGGAACAGAACCTTTGATACAAAAAATGACCTCCATTGAAATAATGAAGGTCAATATAAAAATACCAATTACGAGTAATACTAAGTTAGAAGTCTTTCGTTTTTTACTCATTTATGATAGTCCTCTAAATGATGTACTTCCTCTTTTAAATGTTCGATCTCGTTTTCAACAACTGGCATTCGTTTTGCAAAGTTGTTATGTTCTCTTACTTCACGAGTTAATTCCTCGATTTTAGTATCTGTAACGGCCTGATTAATAATTATTTGATGTTGGATTTCATCTTTTGTTGACTTATTAGACAGTACCGTACCAATTAAAGCCAAACCACCAGTAATGATGGCTACGACAATTTCATTCATTAAAACATCACATCCGATATAAAAATTGTTATAGACTTTGTAACCAAGTACCGTCTACATTTCCATATACACCAACAACTTGTTTCCATGTGCCGTTTTCATTGGCATATATTTGAGTAATAGTTTTCCACGTTCCATTATCATTTACTCGCATTATACTAAGTGCTTCCCAATGGGCGTATAATGTTTGATTAGCCATAATAGATACTGTGGTTGTTGATAAAATCTGTGTTCCACCAGAAGAAGCAGTGTACCAACCAAGGAACTTGTACCCACTTCTCGTTGGAGTTGGTAATGTACCATAAGTACTACCAGCAGTTACAGTTTTGGACGTAGTAGTAACACTACCGCCGTTCGGGTTAAACGTAACTGTGTACGTTGCTTCCGTATAGTTAACCTTGGAAGTGGCAACCTTAATTTGGGTGTGTGTACCGTACCATTTATTCTTGATGCTGAAAAGATACATATAATATGTGCCAGCAGTATAACTTTTGTTAACCGTTAGTGTATACGGCGAATCATCATAATTGAAACGAAATCGTCCATCATAAGAAACCGCCGAAATCTGATCATCCAGCCCTAAATTATAGTACTTGGAGTTTTGCGAGTTTTGAACTGAGTAACGAAAGTCATAGTCAGAAGTAGAATCTTTCGGGTCGAAGTAAATAGAAAAACCAGTAATGTTTACTGGAAAGTCTAATTTTATTTCCATTACCCATGCGTTGCTTCCGTCACCGCCTGTGCGCCGAACCGCAGAACTACCACCATAACCCTCCGTACTGTAAACTGAACCGTTTTGGAGTGACCGTGCGTTAAATGCAAGCGTACCCATATTAACTCACCACCAACCAAATATCACCGCTATTTCCTCCGCTTGGTGTACTTGTGCTAATTGTGATTTTTCGGATCATATCATTGGTAATGCCTAAGTTTGTACGTGCGCTCTCGGCAGTTTCAGCACCAGTACCGCCACCTTCAACTGGAACAGTACCATACAAGTCCTGTGCAGATGTTCTCTGTTTATCAACCACTTTCCAAATGCCACCAGTAAGATAGTCAGAGTCAAACATCAGTTTAAGCGGTCTATTGGCAGTATAATAAGTTGCCAATTTTGGAGTAGTCATGGCAGCATTATTAAAACTTAATGGTACTCGGATCGGTTTAGCACCAAGACCATTAACATTTAAAGTTGGAGTAGTAGAAGCACTTACGACACTTGGGATAATAATAATTTCCAAACCGTTATAGAGTTCATCGACACCGGGAACAGTTGCAACATAAGCTACACCATCAGTAGATGTAGCTGGTACAATTTTTGTAATGTTTATTAACTCTTCATCAATAATATCCCAGTTAGTATTCATAGCGGTAATATCCGCAGCGTCATTCAAACTCGGTTTGATTAACTTAAAATTTTTCGTTTTTGTAGCCATTAAATATCACCTCGTACTTTATCATTAGGAAACAGAATATAAAACAGCTTCCCAATTAGCGTTGTTGTTATTTACATCTCCCCAAGTAGGGTGATTATTTTTGGTCTGTGACCAACGATAATAATTCCGTTCAACTTGAACTTCCAAATGCGCTGGGAATTTCTTTTTTAATTCTTGTTCTACGTTTTCAAATTTATACGATTTAGCGTCTTTTGGTGGGTTGATTAAAACATGAACAACGCCATCTTTGAAATAACATACACTCGTTCCACCAGTAAAGATTTTGACTATATCAGCAATAGAAGCGGAGTTCATTTTTTCCGTTTGGAATAATCTTGCTAAAAGAGTTTCTTTTCTATCCTCTAACCAATTATCAAACGTATCTTCCCCTTGCGGAAGCGGAGTAATATTAAGAAATTGCTCCCATTTAGAAATTGTTGCTTCATCTGCTGTAAGAATATAAGCGTTCCCAAGAATTTTAGTAAGTTCCTCGTGCATTTCTTCAACTTCTAAACTCTGGGTTTTAATTAACAACTGAAATTCCCGGATAGCCTTAACGACTTCCGGGTAATAATTCAGCATTCTATCATTATAATTGATTGTGTATTCCATAATTAAACACTCCATTTACTATTAGTAGTGTCTAAAACTGGAATTTCGTTGTCACTTAAAGTTACACTATTAACAAACGGAGTAGCGGACATATCCATTACAGTACCTTTAACAGTTACAGTTAAACTAACAACATCCTCTACACTTTCCGCATTAAAGATTTCAGCAGATAAAGACATATACGACACGGTATATTTATTCAATACCAACGAATCGAGGTACGACATAATACCTTCTTTAACGCCGATTGGCTCAGAATAACCTTCTTTAAGAACCACTTTACATACAACTTTTACGGGAACTTCGGTTGTTGTATCTACTGTAACAATCGCCCCAATCGGTGCTTGACCGTTCCCCATTCCTCGTCCTTGCGGATAATCGCTTGCATTCCTATTATCGTTAATAGTAGAGGTTGGAGGATCAAAGTAGTCTTGAACATTACTAATTAGTTCGGGAGTAGCCGACTTATTTTCTGTGTCCAAAATCAGAAGTTTAACTGTGTTCATTCCGTTCCAACAAGGAGATACCCGATACTTACCAATACCTTGATATTCGGATAACCATTGTTCGTATTGAGCAGAGTTACCGACCACTGGTTGACTTACAATATGGTCAAAGATTCTACTTCTAAACGCTTCGGTATCTTCTTCGTCTTCTCCGTAAACAAGGAGTTCAACCACTCTCGCATGAGATAAATTTGGAATATACGAAATTGGTGTAATATCACCAAAATAATCGTTAGGTTCTGAACCAGCAGTTTCACACATTAAGTCGAACGTGTAAAACTCATTTGTTGCAGTTGGATCAGAAATTTTATTGATAACGGAATAGTTGAATTTATCTAAATTAAAACGACTACCAATCGCAACATCTACGTTAAACTCGCCTTTTACATGAGCGTTAGTAGCTTTATTGATTTCTATGCCAATTTGAGCAGCGTGTTTTAAAAGATATTCTTTAGACGCAGTTTCTAAAAACGTTTCTTCTAAAATCATATCCATTTCGTGGTAAGCACTTTCCAATTCAAGTGCCATTGGAGCAAGCGCAGTATAAATCAGAGAGCCAGTTCTTGTATCCAACTCTGGTTCTACTGATTTAACGTAAGTTATCATATCGCTTAAAATGTTTTCAAATGTTTTATTTTCAAACATTAGTACATCACCGCCGTTTCTTCTTCAATGTCACCATAAATAGAACGAACAATGAATTTAACTGCGATTTTGTTTTTGTTTACTTCAAATTCAAAATCTGTAACGTCAACCACTCTATTGTCACTTAACAGAGTTTCTTTTATTCGTTCTGGAATAACCGCCATGACATAATAACTTGGTTTTCCAATTAAATCTAATGTATTAAAACCGTATGTGTATGGGTAAATTATGTATTGATCGGCTTCAATATTGAGTACAAAATAAATGTTTTGTTTTAATGCTGCCAATTCATCTATCCTACCACCTACAGCGTGTGTAACCGTAGCATTGGTACTCGCCATAACTACTGGTTTATCTAATTCATAAACGTTAAACGTTTTTGTTTGTTCTTCTTCGCTTTCTTCAATATCACGAATTAAATCATCGAAGTTTTCACCATTGTTGTTTGGTAGCATTTAATCACCAACTTTCAAGAAAACTCGTGCTTTATAAGTTCCTTTTTTCAAGGCTTCTTTGTGAGTAGCAACGACAATATCAATACGATTGCCGTCAATCGCTCCACCCGTATCTTCTGCATGATAAACAACATCATTGATTTTAATGTACGATCCAAGTGGGATTTTATTTGGGTCAACGGCACATCCACCTACGTGTGGCGTAGTTCCTGTAGCTGTTTTATATGGCGGCCCAGCGTTACAAATATGTGGATATTGCTCACAACAGTAATGAGTAATAGTAAATATACCAAGGTCTTTCCACTGACCGCTTGTGCTATAGCCAGTATCAACAACACCACCAGTATATACAACGGTTTTGTAAACTTTTTCAACGGTACTCAACACCAAGTATTTGTTACCAGACGAATACTTAATAATAATGACTTCTTCGCCGTCTTCTACCGCAGAATCCAAATGAATAAATTCACTTGTTAATTTACGACTATCGCTTAGTTTAATTACTAAAGGGTCTTTTGTTTCCACTCGACCAAACATGATTTGGAGGGCGTGTGGTTTAATAGCTTCAACGCTAACTTTTCTTATAGTGTCTATAATGTCAAAACTCAAACTTCACCCTCCTATCATATAAATTAACCAACATATCGTAATACACAGTCCCAATAACCGTTATAATATGTTCTACGACAAATTTCTTTACCAGTCTGATCGCCGGGAGTACCGTTCATCGTTCCTCCACGCTCGTTACCAGCAGCATGAACTATGTTATGCTCATCGTCTACGACCAACGCTGTGTGGTGCTTTTGTAAAAGAAGAACGTCCCCTTTTTTAAGCCCTTCGCCATTCCATTTATTTATACTACCTACTACATCTATAAAACCAGACTTTAAAAACACCCGTTTCATATCGTATGTAGTATTAGCACCGTTAGTTTTTACTGGCACACCAGCGTTTTGAAATGCACTAATTACTAACGAAGAACAGTCAAAATCAGGCCCCCAACGTTTGGCACGATCTGTATTGTAGCCACACGCCGGGTTATTAGCAATACCCAATGCCCAAGACACCGCTCTATCTATAACTGTATCACCAACGATACCGCCACCAAGGTAAACTGTGTGTTCGACATATTCGGTTCTTGTCCCTAAAACAACGTATTTTTGACCACCTTGAACACGAATTAAAGTAACTGTATCGCCAACCTCAACAGCACCATTGATTACTAAAAATTCTTTGGTGAGAGTTAAAATATCTCCAACTTTAATCTTAACAGGATTAACAGAAGTTACAGTACCGAATAGTAATTTAACAGGATTACTTGCTTCAAACGCATTGAGCGCAACTTTTTTAATCGTTTCAATAATTCCACTACTCATGCTGTAAACTCCGTAGTTCCACCTAATGTTAAATCCATTCGATACTCGTCCTTTTTGAAAGTATGAGTTGCCTTTTCAATTAGCATATAGTTTGATACTTTAATATCATCTAAATCTAATTGAACCACCACACTTGCTCCTGCCCTACAAGCAAAGTTTCCAAATGCGTTGGTAACTTTTAATTTTCTTGTTTTTCGATTGTAAAGTTGAAGTAATTTATTCGCTCTATCTTGTGCGTTAGCTGGGTTTTGGATACTTTCGGTATAGCGTAATCTACCCCAATTACCTATGTTTGTTTCATCAAGCGCATTATAATAATCTCGTTTATTAGTTTCGTCATTATCATAAAACAACTCGATCTCGTTATACGTTTCATCGTCAATGCTGGAAGTATATTCAAAGTTTTCTGCAACCGTTTCATTTATAACAATGTTTGTTTTTAAATTATTTGCGTTGCGTAATTGAAGTTTACCTTCGTCTGAATATAAAACAAACATATCTGTTGTACTAATAAGAGTTAAATCAAGTGCGTTTTGGATAATATCAAATAAACTTTGATCGTCTTCAACTCGACTACCAATAACATAAGTTGTACTTTCAATCGTACCAAGAGTGAGATTGTAGTCGTTAGCAATCATAGTCACAATGTCACTGGCTTTTTTATTCGTATAAACATAGGTGGCTTTGTTTTTAAAATATCGTAGTTGGTCATAAGCGGTAACATCGATCCAACCGTCTTTGCTACGTTTTTTAGAAAAAATGTATCCGATAAAAACACTTTTCCAATCGGTGGCTTCGGTGTTACGATATCGTAGCATTACCAAATCACCCTCTTGGAAGTCTAACCCATCATTTTTAACACAGTATACTTTAAAGGTAAGTTTTCCCGGTGAGCCTTGTCTGTCGGTTTCCCACTTAACACCATCTTCAACTATTGGAGTTAGAAGTTCGTAGCCGTTTGTGGTTTTATGTTTAATTATCACTTCAAACTCACCGTTAAAGTTCTTATTAACCGTTAATTTATCCGACAAAATATCACCGCCTTATTACGTTATAGCTGGGATCGTTAATTTTGTATCTGGATAAATCCAATGTCCCTTGCTGGAACTTGAACGACCATATTTTTTAGCAGTATTTTCAATTACAGTTTTATTGGCGTTGTAAATAATCTTCCATTTAGTACTATCACCATAGAATTTTTTCGCTATGCACCAAAGACAATCTCCGCTTTTTACAACATATGCTTTAGATTCTCCTGCTGGTTTTGTAACTTTTGGAACAGAATTAGCCGTAATTTTTTTAACTGTGCCGTAAGAAATATATTCTTTAAACTTTAAAGATACTGTAATATCAAATGCGTTTTCGGCACTTTCTTTTAAATCGTAACCTTCTAAACTTACCATCCAACTGCTACTCGCAAAGCCGTTAGCAGTGTTACCAACCCGTCCATTTGGAGGTGTTCTGACGATAACTAATTTAGTTGGTTTCTTTTTTAACATTAACTGTTCAAAAAAATCGGTATATTTAATTGGCGATCTTAACGTATTAGCAAAGCTATACTGTCTACCCCTCGGTAACTCAATATCAAATTCAATCTCCGTTAATTTCGGATTTTTTAATATATTGATTTCGCTACCATTGATTAACTCAACTGTTTGGTTGTTTGAACCAATGGTAACTTTGAGTT